GAAATGAATATAATTTTACAAAATCATGCTGATTGGTTAGCGTTGTATTATCCTAAAGATGTTGTAAACGAATGTAGAAGACAAGCTTTGGAATATAAACAAAACAAAGATCCGAGACAAACAGGAGCTAGGCTAAAGAAATGAAAACGTTAATAATATTAATTTTACTTTCAGGGTGCGCAGCAAAAGACTACAACCTAAACCCATGGACAACCATTATGAATCAACTAATAAAGGCAAGCTATGAAATGGAATAAACGATTTGAATATCCTGCAACCGTTCGAGAGATGGTCGAGGGACTTAGACACTATACAATAAACAACGAGAAGTTGCCGTCAGTTACGACAATCTTGGGTAAGACTCAGAGTAAAGAGAAGGCTGAAGGGTTAGCCAATTGGCGTGCTAGAGTAGGCGAGGACGAGGCAACAAGGATCATGGACCAGGCAGCAGCTAGAGGGACAGCGATGCACACAATACTTGAACACCATATACTAGGTAAAAATAGGCTTGATTTGACTGATATAGGACAGGAGGCGCACAAAATGGCTGATGTGGTCATAGACAAAGGGCTTTCTAATCTTGATGAAATATGGGGTTCTGAGGTCGCTTTATACTATCCTGACCTGTATGCAGGAGCCACCGACCTAGTAGGTGTATATAAAAACGCCGATAGTATAATAGATTTCAAGCAAACAAACAAGCCCAAGCGTCGAGAATGGATAGAAGACTACATGATTCAGCTCGGAGCATATGCCATGGCTCATAACCACGTGTATGGCACGAAGATACAGCAGGGTGTTGTGTTAATGTGTAGCAAAGATGGGTACTTCCAGGAGTTCATTGTATCCGAAAAAGAGTTCCAAAAATACCAACACGAGTGGCTCAAAAGGCTTGATTTATATTACAAAAACATCAAAAAATAGTCTGTATACTCTCTGAATTATAAAATAAAAAAATAAAAAAATTTTTTTTAAAATGACCTCTGTCGGTATACAAATGCTAGAAGTATTATATACCAACGATTATTCGCTGAAATTTGTATCCAAATTTGTATCCTGAAAATATACAAATTCTAGAATCGTTATATACCAACGCTTATTCCTCGAAATTTGTATCCTGAGGGTTTCTCAGCGTTGCTGTCTAGGGGTCGCGCGTACGGAAAAGGTAATCAAAAATATTTCATTTTCAAAATTACGCTGTATACTAGGGCTATGCCCAAACGTAGAAGAAAACAGGTCGTAACCCATACGACTCCCGAGTTGCCCTATCAAAAGGTACGTGTCGAGTGGATCGATATTTTATCTGATTCGGGCTGGGCTACCGATAAAGAGTTCGACAAGATGAACCTAAGTTATCCTGTTAACGAAGGGTGGCTATACTCTAAAGATAAAAAAGCAATTAAACTATTTGCATCATTTGATAGAGATGAGGACGGCACAATAACGTTTGGTGATAGGACTATGATTCCGACTTCTTGCGTGAAGAAGATGACAAAGCTTTCCTAGGTGCGTTTAGTTCTTTCTTTGCTTTTCTTAATTCCATTTCTTCAGCTTCAATAATTTTAATTTTGTTTCTTAATTCTTCTGTTGGAAGATCATCGAGTTTACCTGTACGCATTTCTGTTCGATTGATATATAGATCTGATGCTTTACCACGTAGCTCTTCAGCACGTATTGCTGCTTGCATGTTGCCTTTCTTCTCTGATTTGATTCCTAGACTTCCAAGTCTTGCTATGTGATTCTCATAGTTGACTTCAAACTTCTGTAGTTTTTCTTTCCTGAGTTCTGCGATATATGCTGCAGACTTTGGATACATCTTATAACTTTGAAGCTCAGAAGCTGTAACTCTCGCTCGGTCAGGGCTATAGCCTGCCTGGATTGCTGCCTCTGTGCCTGACACTGGTCCGTCTTTGCCACCGAAAACTAGGATTTCGCAGAATTTCATCTGCATTTCTGTTAATCTACTTGGTACTCCCATAACTTGCAATATATAAGATTTTGTGTATATATCAACATTAGAAATATGATAGACGGAAAGACATTCAGACAAGGTTTAGACAAGTTTTTTAAATCCCCAACATGCCAAGGTGCTAGGGTTCAGATTGAATTACCTAATGGCGAAATGTATGATATCACAGGTGCAAAGCTGTTAGAGAATAGGATTTTAGGATCTAAAGAAACACATCGCCTAGTATTGACATGCAAAAAACCCACTGAAAATATGGGTAAAATAATTAAAATTGTATAGTTGACAATATAATATTATCCCTTATATTGTTAGATAGAAAGGATATATATTATGAATAAAATAAATATAGAACTTACAAAGAAAGAGCTAGATTTCTTATATAGTTGGTTGGAAGACGATCTTGATCTTCAGATTAAGAATAAAACTATGTCTAAACCATATGAGAATTTACTTAAACAAATAGTAAAAAAATTCAGAAAGGAGGTAAAATAATGGAATATCAAATCTTAAAAAGAACTAAATTCTCAGGTTCTACACCTGATATGCTACATCATGAGAGAACTGCAAAGACTCTCAGAAGAGCTATTGAGTACAAAGTACATTTAGAAGCGCTAGAAGATGATAAGGAAAGACATACATTTGAAATCCACATATCTATTCAAGACGCTTATAAATACGTTACGGCAGGCTCTGAAGAAGAATTAGACAAGCCTTTAGTATTGACTGACGAAGTCAAAAAAGAAAAAGTTGTCAATTTGAAATAATTTTCTAGCCAAATGGCTTCGGTTGTGTTACTGCAAAAAAGTGGCACGACCGGAGTCAAAATTATATGCAGATCTTAAAAAAATATCTCCACAGATTAAGTGGACACGCCTTGAAAATTGGGCTTTATTCGGCACTCCTGATCTATTGGGCTACCATCCTGGTGGCTTCTTTTTCACTCTCGAATTAAAAGTAACAAAACGTAACAAAGTGGCCATATCCCCGCACCAAGTTGCGTGGCATATGAGCCATCCATCAAGCACCTATGTGCTTGTGCATTATACATATATAAAAAATAAAAAAAATTTTAACGAGTATCGTCTGTATCCTGGTTCTCGGATCGAGGATCTTTTTCGCTTGGGCATGAACCTGGAACCGTTGGTTCTGGGTTCGCTTGAAGACTGTGCTTGTCACCTGCTTCAGCTTGAGCCTGTGCCTGTAGTCTAGATTGGCGAAGCTTACGCCTGAGGTCTTCATAATATTTTGGATGTTTCCATGTAAATGACATAGCGGACCTGGTTGGCTGCCTAGTGTTTGCCGTAGGCAATATTCGGCGTTCCGCGATTCCAGCAAGCTCGACAGCTGCCGCAGGCGTTGCCCTGCTCAGGTGCGGGACAGGTCCTGGATCCTGGCGCTGTTGTCACCGTCGACGTATGCGGCCACCACGTGGCTGCAGGCTGGTCTATCATGTGCCCAGACAATCTAATTATTAAATTTTCAGGCACGTCTTCAGGTTGTACGAGTTTTAAAAATCTCGCTTCACGCGTGGGCAACCAGTGCCGGGTCCCTGGTGTGTTCTCGCATACTTTAAAAATATTTTTTAAATGTTCTATGCTTTGTATGTCGCCTGAGTCGTGCCACCTGAAGAAGGGATGACCACTTACTAACACTGTCATAGCTTCCACCCATCGAGGCGAGGCGATCGCCTGAAGGCGACGCTGTAGAGCTGCTTGGACATTGCTGAAGTTATAGCGACCCTTCAGAGCATAACAGCCAGCGCACACGCTGCCTGGAACCTTCACGAGCTTCGCGCCTGTAATGCATGCAGCAGCCGGCAGGTTATACGCCGGGCCCGGCATCTTGGACGGCTTACTAAGACCACCCACTATTTTTTGAGCTTCTTTTTTTAACATATATTCCTTTCGTTGATTCGTTTCAATATCCTATATTTTATGGGCTGT